GTGATGATTCGAGGCAATACACCGTCGTTACACTTTAGCGAAGGTACTAATGGTATGGATGGAGCTTTCAGAATTCATTACGATGGAGCTAACCAGGTTGACGGTAATAACTTTTTAGCGATTCAGCATGGTACAAATTTTACAGACACGTCCCTGCATTGCACCCGCGGCGGAAACGTGGGGATCGGCACATCAGCACCCTCAGCAAAACTTCAAGTTGGTGGGAATGCTGAAACAGGTCCACAATATCTCTGGATTAGAGGACACAGGGTTAATCAAGCAGGTGATATTTGTGGTATTCACTTTTACAACTCGTTGACGTCGGGTGATAGAGGTAATTCAAGAATTCTTAGTTCGCGGGGAACAAACAATTACGGTTCAAATTTAGAATTCTGGACAAATCCGGATTCTAATGTTCCAGCGACTCAACGAATGTGTATATTGGCAAATGGAAACGTGGGCGTCGGCACAACGGCACCCGCTGCAATCTTCGAAGTTGTAGGAGGCTACACCACTTCACCTATCAAGAAGACCGCCCCAACCGCGCCTACGAATACGTATAACTTCGTACTGAACGGTCCTAGACCGGGGACAACGACACACGGTGCCACACACTTTATCAACGGGTCGACCCGAGGCGACGACGGTGGAAATAACACGTACACCATACGCAACGATAGCGGACAGTTACGACTCGGACATAGTTCGTATACGACCCTAATGCAGGGTAATCATCTTCGAATGGCCGAAGGAGATAACAGCTTTTTTCACTTCGGTCCTAACGGTACGTGGGCTGGCGAACTGTTCGTGGGTGCGACGAGCGATAGGTCATCTTCTGCATACAGAGCACAGTGCATTTCCACGAACGGTAATTTACACTTAGACGCGGGGGATGGACGTGAAACGTATATAAATTATTACAGCGGTTCGGCGACAAGAGTAAATAATATTCTAAGAATGGAAGGAAGTCAGACCGAATGGCTCACCATGGGTGGTCTACTGACGCACAGGTACACTCACAATACATACTCTTGGGGGAGATGGAACGGACCTCACCATTTTGATTTGTATTCAAACACCAACTTCACACAATACAACGGGAATGTGAATACTGTACCGTTTTACATAAATTTCTATTCTCACGCACCCATAAGAACCTATAATTACACCACAATAACAAGTGACGATAGAATCAAAATAAACGAAAAATATATCGAAAACGCGACACAGACACTCTTAAAACTTAAACCACAGAATTACGATAAACTCGCGTGTTTAGAAAAGGATAGGGTAGAGGGGGAGGAAGTGTGGTTCAAAAAGGACTCCGGTCTCATAACACAAGATGTATATTACGACGCCCCCGAATTGCGACACCTCGTCTTACTCCCACTAGACGCGGAAGTTCCGGACGAAAAACCATACGTAGATGACGACCCTCAGAAAGATCCCGATTATTCCATGTGGGGTAGTGAACCGGCAGGTCTGCAGTATCAGGGATTCATACCCTATCTCATCAAATCTAATCAGGAAATTTATGAAGAGCTCCAAACCACCAAATCCGAGCTCCAATCAGAAAAAGAAAAAGTTGCCACGATGGAATTATTAGTGGCATCCCTCGTAAAGCGCGTCGGAGATCTTGAAAATCTAGTGATTTAAAGAAAAAGTGCATCTAAAAAGTACAAAATGTCTTGTGTTGCCGCTCTCAGGCCTATCGTTTCCGTAAACACCCCCTCTAAGATCAAGTCTAAGTCTAAGACTGTTGCGTCTCGCACTCCCCCACTCAAAAAGGTCGAGCGTCCCAATGATTTCCTTTCTGTCGCCGAGCGTGTCAACGGTCGCGCAGCCATGATTGGTTTTACCTCCGCCGTAATTGACGAGGTTATGACAGGACACTCTATCAGTACACAGTTCCAAGAGAACATCGGCCTCTCCGTCGCCGTCGCGGCACTCGCCTTCCTCGGTACAGCAGCAAACCCCAAGGATGAGGGGTATGTTCAGGGATTCTGGAAGCCCGAGACCGAGCTGGTCAATGGTCGACTCGCTATGGTCGGTATCATGTCACTCCTTCTCACAGAGTCTCTTCATCCCCACGTCCCATTGTTCTGAGCTTAAAAATAAAAACGTAGTATAATATAAAACATGTCAGGTGGAATTGCCCAATTAGTCGCCATTGGTGCCCAAGATGCTCACATCGTAGGCCAGCCAGAGGTGTCATTTTTTAGGTCTAACTATAAACGCCATACAAATTTTGCTCAAACTGTTGAGCGTCAGGTCATTCAGGGGAACCCCGTCGCGGACGGTATGTCTACTGTTCGATTCGAACGCAAGGGTGATCTCCTCGGTTTCGTCTATCTCGCCCCCCGTAGCGGCACAACCACTTACTCTCCCGCCGATTGGCTCGGTCAGGTTGCCAAGGTAGAATGGTTAGTGGGGGGTCAGGTTATTGACACTCAAGATGCAAACTTTTCTCAATACGTCGCACCCACTGTGATGACCCAGAACTTAACCAAGTCTATTTCCGGTTACGGTGAAGCCGCGGAGTCTCGTTTTTATCCTCTCAGATTCTCGTTTTGTGAAAACTGGCAATCCGCCATTCCTTTAGTCGCATTACAGTACCACGACGTAGAAATTCGAATCACGTGGGGTGGTTCTCTCTCTGGTGCTTGGGAGTGCTACGCGCATTTCATCTACCTCGATACTGACGAGCGCTCTTCCCTCGCCGCTACATCCCAAAACATGCTCATTACACAGACCCAAAAGTCCGTCGCTTCCAGTTCTACTATCCAGGAGCTGAACCTGAATCACCCAGTTAAATATTTAGCCGCGGCCGACGGTTCTAACTTAGCGATCGCAGCCAACAATAATAAGATTAAACTTCAGATTAACGGTACTGATGTTACCGACTTCAAGTACACCGATCCCCACTTTACCGCCGTTTCCGAGTACTACCACACGTGCGCTTCTGTTGCGGATGCATCTGGAAATAACAAGAAACGTTTCATCTACCCCTTCTGCTTCGAGACTGGAAAGCTTCAGCCGACAGGATCGTTGAATTTTAGCCGTGTGGATTCGGCCCGTCTCGTAAGCGAGACTGAGTCTCACGCCGATGACATATATGCCGTTAATTACAACATCATGAGGATAGAATCAGGTATGGGTGGATTAATGTACAGCAATTAAATCCCGTATAATAATAAATGTGGTTTTTCCTATTTCTCGCATTTTTCGTGTTTATGATCACCTACGATCCTAAATCCGGAACGCTTAATAAATACATTTCCAATTCTCCAGAAGAGAAGAAAGAGAACGCGCCATGTAAACATGGACACTTTAACGAAATACAATTCGCCCAACAAGGATACGAATGCCCCAGTAATGATAAAACGAATATGGGTGCAATAATATCTACTTAAAAATAACATTTGTAAATTTTACATAATGTTTGCATTTGACCGTGACACCGCAGTTCTCGTCGCCGTCGCCATTTGTGTTTTCGCTACCGTATACATGTACAGTCAGTACAAGAAAACAAATGAGAGTATCGAAGAATTCAGGGAGGCACTCGCCGATAAGCAGAAGCCCATGGTTTCTTTAGAGCGTCCCCGACCCGCACCTTGGGCCTCGAAAATTCCCGTCGAAGTTAAGAAGGTTCCCATTCCCGTAGTAGAGGAGAAGACCGAAAAACCATCATCTCCCGTCATCACTGAGGAAGAATCCTCCGAATAATCTTATCAGGGGATTGTAGAGTGCGATGAGCAATGAAAAAACATAAAGCCATCGCCATACCCGTAATATATAACGGAGACGTACCAAGATTTTTAACAGTCAGAGATAAAAGATTTAAGGAATGGATTTTTGTTACCGGTGGTTGTAGACGTAGAGAAATCAATAATCCACTCCGAACCGCTTTAAGAGAGTTGGAAGAAGAAACTAGGGGAGTAGTTTCTTTAAAAAGGGGGGAATATACAACATTTTCATTTACAGTTAAAGAAAGTCCTACGGTTGATTTAGAGTACACTGTATTTATATTTTTCGTTAATTATTCTCGACATGAACAAAGTGATTTAGTCAAAAAATTCAACGAAGAAAAATATAAGATGCATACCAAAAAAATTCATATGAAAAGGACGTACGACGAAAATGATTACATGAGTTTCGATACCTTACCAGAATTTAACTCCAGAAGGAGATGGGAACGAATCATAAAATACGTCCTAAAAAACCCAGAATTTTACGCCTGCGTGACTTCTCCCAATAGAAAATCATTTGCTATTAAATAATGAAGTCCAAGAGTTATATTCTCATGCAAATCAAGGATATTCTGATTGATCGTAAATCGTACACACGTGAGAAAGCTGAGCGATACACAGAGGAACTCAAAGAAAAAACCGTATACGAACTTTTAGTGTTTAAAAAACAACTTATGAACGAAGATGAAGAATATATCGATGTTTCGTATCGTCGTTCGATTTGGCACGAAGAAGAAGATTAAAAAAATAAGTATAAGATAACGTAAGTATGTTTAAGTCGTGGTGTAGACGACAAGGATTTTGCAATGGATCCAATCTATCACACGTATTAATGGATGGTGGAATACTATCTGTCCCGTTTGATAAATTGAATGAATTTTACGCGATGTGCATTAAGTGCATAAACAATGGTGAAAAGATATACGTCGTCGAACAGAAAACTGATACGTATAACTTTTTCGTAGATATCGATTACAAAGTTGACGAAGAGTTAACATTCGATCATTTAAAAGAAGTGTCGAGATCTATATGCGATCGTGTCGCGTTTTTTGGTGGAAAAGACGCGCTCATTTCGGTCGCGGAACCTAAATCCGTGGGAGATAAAATCAAACACGGAATACATATCAATTGGTCTGATTTTGTCGTTGATCATGGTTCGGCTATGGCCCTGTATTCACATATCGTATCCGCATTAAATATTTTATTTCCTAACCGACCGTGGAGCGATATTATCGATACCGCCGTGTATGGAAATGGAAAACGAAAAACACAAGGAAGTGGATTTCGTATGCCATGGTCACACAAAAAGGCGAAACATGATGCATGTGATGGAAGGGGTTGTGCGTTGTGTGAGAATGGAAAAGTGACACAAGGCCCATATAAACCAGTGATTATATACTCACACAAAACAAAGTCACTCGAATATATTTTCGATAGGGAACCATCCGTAGAACTGTTACAAAT